AAGACTCAGGGCCTATATAGATGTCGTTAGTAGTTCCTCCTGTATCTATAGAAGTCTGTTCAGTACCAAAAGCTACGTCACCAGCATCGTCATCCGATCTGGCAACACCTTGTAAGGCCCAGACAACTCCGAAGTTAGTTGTCGTAGAAGCATGAGACCATACAGGTTTAAATGTAACCGTGCTGGTATTCCAACTCTTAGGGAAGAACACTTCGAACTGAGCAAACTCTTGTGTAGAAGTATCGAAGTCTAATGTCTTGAACATATTCTTGTTCGTTGACATTTCGGCAGAACCTGTAGCAGCACCATTAGTCGTAGTTGGATACATAGCTACAGCAGGAATCCATATAGTTTCTTTACCAACCTTCTTAACTACAGTTCCCTCCACAGCCAACTCACCTGCTGCAGAACGAGATAAGGTTGTGTCCGAAGCTGCTCCTAATTCAATAGTACCTGCAGTATGTGTAGCAGAAGTAGAATTAAGAGATACTGTAACGCCCTCTACTGCTAAGACACCTGCGGAAGATCTACTTAAAGTAGTGTCAGAAACATTACCCAATTCAATGGTAGAGGCAGTATGCACTTTTGATGTGCTGTTTAAAGCCACATCCACGCCTTCTACGGCAAGAGTTCCTGCCCCAGAACGTGTTAAGGATGTATCTGAAGCATGTCCAAGTTCAATGGAACCTACACCTATAGCAGTGGAAGTAGAGGCTGTGATACCTGCTACTGGTAATCCAGTACAGTTAGTAAGGGTTCCTGAGGAAGGAGTGCCTAAAGCACCTCCTGGGGCAACATAATCAGTCCCGGCAGAAGCGTTGGCAAGAGCTCCGCCTGAATTTGCCTTAAGAATAGAAGTTCCAGAAGGAGGAGCTAAATAATCTGTGCCTGCAGTAGCGTTTGCTAAAGCACCTCCAGAGTTAGCTTTTAATATAGATGTCCCTGAAGGAGGTGCCAGATAATCTGTTCCGGCTGTTCCTGTTCCAATGACACCAGAAGTTGCTTTAAGAATTCCAGTAGAAGTAGCACGCTTTAGTGTCTTGCCTCCTGTACCACTAAACAGGACAATTTCACTGTCAACTGAAGTAGCTGTGTTTGTAGAAGCATCGCCTGTACCTACACCATCTGCTCCTTTAAGATTAACTCCTTGATCGACCCAAGAGCCTGAGGTAAGTTTATATAACTTACTATTATCATCAGAATCTATCCATAAGGAACCTTCAGGTACTCCTGAAGTACTTGGTGCAGAAGTCTGAACATAAACATTGATTGAAGGCCCAGGTGCTCCGTCATTTCCGTCAGTACCATCTGCACCAGAAGGACCTGTCTGCAAGACAAGGTTAAGCACTTGGTTTGGTGCTGTGCCTGTAATAGAAGCTCCGGCAGTTCCTGCAGTTACAGTACCGATTGTTAAAGTATTAGCTGGACCTGGTTCTCCTTGTTCCCCTGGATCCCCTTTAGGGCCAGGGGGAACCACGAAGTTATCTAAAGCATCTTCTAGATCTTGTAGACGGACTACATCCGTTGGATCAACAGGATCAGGAAGATTAAGAATCTGATTGCCATTAATATCTAGATCAGCACTCATCGTATTAGGCGAGGTGCCATCTCTGGATAAAGTATTTTCTAAAGCAGTTTCTACAGCAGTGTTATTATTATTTAAAGTAGAAATAACAGAGCTTTCATTTTGCAGGTTTGCTAAATCAGAAAGAACAAGTTTAGACATTAAGCTACCTTCCAAATATAAACCTGCGAATTTATAATGGTAATACCGCTTACAGCCTCAACGCTGTCTAAAAGACCTGTAGAATAAGTCTGTAATTCTAAAGTAGAGGTTCCAGCTAAAGTAAACCTTCCTTTTACAGAAGAAACAATTGGAACATATGCAGTTACGCTTACACCAGCTTCTTGGTTAAAAGAAACATTGTTAGCTGTATTTGCTACGTTACTATATAGAATATCTGTACCAGAGGTTATATTTCGCAATCTAGTCTGAGATTGAGCTGCGGCACTACTCGATTGACTCAGACGTCCTGAACAAGGAGAATCTATAAAATAGGTGCCTGCTGGTAAAGATATTTGATTGGATACAAGAGATGCAGAAGAAATCTCGTTTGTTACACTGACGTTCAGAGGTCTAGTCTTCCAAGAATTTGCAGTTAAACTTAAAACTGCACTGTCTCTGACATGTAACAACTGAGCTCCAAATGGATTGCCAGTTGTCTGTAAGTTAGAGTGTGTTAATTTTTGCCAGACGGTAGTTCCGCTGGATGCAGTAGCCACAGTATTGTTAGAGGCTGAAGCTACGCCTTTATTTTCGTGTAAGTTTGAGCCAGTAAGTGTACTGTGTGCAACGTTTGCCATATTATTCCTTTATATAGGCAAAGGGGGCCACAAGGACCCCCGATACCATTAAGTAGCTTTCGTACCTTTGAGGAAGTAGTAGTTAGCGTCAGAAGCCCAAACGATGTAACCGTTTGTATCTCCATCAGCATCATCTACAGTTCCGACAAAGCCACGTCCGATAGTGGCAGGATCACCAAAAGCGGTGGTCAGTTCTGCTTTAGTCGGAGTAGTGTCATGTACGTTCGTAACAGCCTGTTTGGTGCGCACACCGCCAGAAGCAGTGACAGTCCCAGAAGCAGTCAGATTACGAAAACTCGCTGCGTCTTTGTTAGCATCTACCACAACTGCCTTAGAAGCAGTAATGGTACCTGCGGTAACGCCGTCGAGGACGGTGAGTTCAGAGCCGGACAACAGAGTCCCCGATTGACCAGGACTAGTTGCGCCTACTCGAACGCCTTCCACGATGAGGGTATTACCGCCCATGTCGACGTTTTGAGTCATGATTAGCCTACCATGGAGTAGTAGATACGGATGACGCCTTGGCCAGCCGAAGCAGCATGTGCATCGACTTCCCAGGTGAGCAACTTAGCAGTCGTTAAAGCCGCTCCACCAACCAGAGCGCCAACCCAACCAGCGACGTTTTCACCGCCAGCATTGAGTTCAGTCTGAGTGGCAGCCACTACGAGTGAGTCAACAACAGCATTTGAGCTGTTATCGAGATCAATCGTACCGACATTAAGAGTCATGTCATCCGACGTAGAATCGAAGTCAACAGACGAACGGATCTCAACCTTCTCGACCTTAGCGCCGATGGGGAGAGAGAACCGCTGGCCAGTGTCGACCAAGACCGAGTTGGAAGCCACAGCCGGGAGGTTCGTATAATCGAAATTGATTTCAATGACCTTTACAGGACCGCCAGTATCAAACTCGCCAGTCGTGGTAGGAATAGCCTTATCCGCACCATAGATGCGAGTCAGACCATCAGGATCATTCCAGTATTTAGTGACAAGAGCCATATAATCCTCCTATTAGATCACGTCAGTGTCAGAAATGACGGTGACGAGATTTTCAGGACGATACAGCTTGAAGCCGTATTCACAGATCGTGAGATACCGCTCTTCCTGAGTGTCCATGTTGTATTCGGACTCAACCTTCGGAGGCTGACGGAATCCGCCGATGATCGGCAGAGTATCGCCAGGCGCAGCCGAGAAGAACAGGTTTGCCACACCGGCAGAGGTGGACAGAGCGCCTGCTCCGGCATCAATCGAATCAGTCAGACCAGACTGCAGATAGTTCGACACATAGAAGTCAAAGCCAAACAGCGAGAACTGGAACTGCATGCCCGTCACCAGACCAGTGTTAACCATGTTCTGCCACTTGGGAGCAGGGGTCAACAGATTGGTTACGTTAGCCTGACCCATGATGGTGTAGGCAACAGACGGGTCAACAATGGCCACAAGGTTGTTCATTGGAACGTTAGCCTTCTTAAGGGCGTACCATGCCTTGCGAATATCGTCGAGGGTTAAACGTTCACCGGTGCCGGTTGCCACATACCTGTGGTGAGCTCCGTTGATCGTGTTGACATTGCCAGCAGTCTGAGCCGAAGGGCCAGACGCCAGGATGTCAGTTTCTACAGCTTCCATGAGGGCACGATGCTGCCGGGGCACGAAGGCCGCCAGAACATCCGAAGAGTAGAACGAATCTCTCTTGAACTTCTCAGAGATAGAGTGAGCCGAGTACTTGTACTGGTCATACGAGAACGTAAAGTTACCCGTATCCATACGATCGTACTTGATTGCTCCACCTTCAACGAAGTCCCGATGACCGGCTTCGCCGAGCGTCGGAATGTTAATCGTGGTTCCATCAGGGAAATCTGTGATTGGTTTTACGAATTTAGTGGCAAACAGATCATCTAACAGAAGCTGCTTCAACTGGCGAGACCAGAGATTGCTTCGAATTAAATGCTGGTTGTTACTAACTTGAAAGCCAGCCATTATAATTTCTCCTTAGTTAAATAAGATAACCAGGAGCAGTAAAGAATTAAGAGTTATCAAAATTGTCACCGAGTTCTTCGGCGTCCTTATGCATCTGGTTTTGAGTTTTTACATCCCAGTAGACATCAGGTTTTTCGACACGCAGTTTTTCATAGTACTTCCAATCGCGCTTAGCGCCGCCTGTCGGCGAGAAGGTTTCTCTATGGGTTGACTGCATTGGAGCTTCAAAGGTTTCAGTCTTCGGAGCAGCTAAGAAGAGACGTTCAAAGGTTCTAGGATGCTTCCTAGCCATTGCTTCCACTTCTTCTTGTGTCATACCTAAATCATTCATTTGGGACTTGAGATGCTTAGAGGCATTATCTCCATAGCGCTCTCGGAGTTTATTCTGAATTGAGTTATAGTTCTGTTCATACGTTTCCTGAGCACGTTGCTCTTTGTACGTATCGCTGAACAAGGACTTAACCTGATCCAGAGTCAGTGCTGGCGTTTGATCTTCGTTCGATTCGGGTGATTCTCTACTAGCAAGTTGCTGCTGTTCGGTCAGTTGGTCTAAGAGTTCTTGCAGCTTTGGCACAGCGTTATAGTCGTCTCGCATGCGTTTAAAGTCAGTACGCATTTCACTGTTTTCACTTTCAATCCGTTTAATGTGATTGTCAGCGTGCATCAGAGCATAGGCGAGAGCTTTCTCATCTGCGTATTTCTTACCTTCACCGACTATCTCGGAAAAGTAATCTTTATTGGGGTCAATAGTTTCAGATTGTTCGAAAAGGGTCATTTTCTTCCTTTGTGTTTATGTTTCCAATCTATGATTGGATGTCGGTGATGGTCTTCACTCGTTGTAGCATTGCCTTACAACCATTCTTGTAGGCTTGTAAATAAGCCCAATTAGGATTGTCGAATGCCTTGGCTGATAAGTCGGAATTTTCAACTCCTTTATCCAAATCAGTCAAAATGTCTTGAAGTCTGTCAGTTAAGTTTTTGGAGCCCTTGACATACTCTTCAAATTGTTTCTTAGCCTCAGGGTCTTTGACTAAGTGATTGCTCCATGCTGAAAGCATTTATTGTTGTCCTGCCGCCATCATTTGTTGGAATTGTTGGTCTGATTCACTTTGCTGAAGGGAGTTCAAGTCGTAATCTTCTCCAATGCCAGATGCAGTTTGTGTCTGCATCATGAGTTGTTCTTCTGTAGCCTGTGCAATCTTCTGAGCTTCAGCTTTCTCTGTAATTGCAACATAAGGTATGACTACCTCAAGATCTTTAAGATCGAACATCTCTTCTACAATCTTAGCAAGTTTAATTGAAGAGAAATGAGGTTGTACTGTAGGCCACAGACCCGATCCAGTTAAACTAGTTAAGTTCTGGATAAGTTCTGCACGTTCCGCAAAGTGACGTGCAGCTAAAGGTTTAATACGTCCTGCTCCAGAAATATCTTCCACAGAGAGACTTTGGAAAGAGGCTACTTTGAATTCATCATCAAAGACTTTAATCGTAGTAGCTCCGGACATATTACGTCGAGCAAGTTCTAACATTGCATTGAGAACAGGCTCAATTATTTCTTCTTCGAATTGTCTTATCTTAGATTGATATAGACGAGAAGAAGCATTCTCAAGACGTTGTACTTCGTACTTAGTCTTTTCACCTGGAGAACGAATGCCAAGGGCTTCCTTGGGAGCTCCTGCCATTTCCTCCATCCTACGTTCGTAAGCATCAATTTCAAAGTTAGCTTGAAGGACATTCACATCTGGTGTGACAAGTTCTACCTTACCTTCTTCAGAGCAGTAAATCTTCTCTCCAGGACGCCAATCAAACTCTTCTACGAAACCTGTGATCATTTGAACTGGATAGGTCACCAGATCAAAGATATCAGCCTTCATATTCTCCACGTGATCCATGCGATACTGCATGCCCACGAGATTCTCTAGAGGACCTTGTCCCCATAGATTATCCTGACGTTTACGCCAGCAAGAATGGAAGATCGGAGGATACCCAAAGAAAGAAGGATTAGGTTTCTTCTCAATTACTTTGTGTCTATCGACAATAGTAATTACATGGTTCTTTAGGAAGGTGTCTGTATCAGGGTCGTAAACATCTCCATAGAAAGTAAGAAGTTCTACATAATCTGACATCAAGTATTCACGGAAAGATGTGAAACCTGCTGTACGATAATAGAGATCAGTTTCAACCCAATCTCCCTGATAATTACGCGCAGTACCTCTGACTTCTTTCAGATACTTCCAGAGATTTTCATAAGCTTCTCTAGTTTCATCTGTAGAGAGACGTTCTAACATCTCTTTTACTTCACCCATTCCTACTACAGATTTAATAATCTTAGGAGCCTGAATGAAGTGAGGAGCAGTTGGGTTCATCACAATGTCAAAGGGATTAATTCTCCTTAGACCGGGACCAACATATCCTGCTTGAGTCTTGCCATTTAATTGAACACGTTGATCAATCCACTCTACAGTAACCATGGTATTACCCATCTGCAGGAAGTCATGCATTGACTTATAAATCTCCTGCTTGAACATGGGTTGTTCAATCATCCAGTTAGTGTAGTTTACAATTGCATCACGCTTAGCAGCGGAGTTTGCATCTTTCTCATTAGCTTCCCAAGTAATCGACTTTCGAGTCGGGAAAGAAGTAGCAATGTAGTTAGCTAATAGATTGTCATGAATTTGAGTTAACTTAGGAATAGTAGTTCTATTCTTCCAAGGAAGCTGTGCATTAGAAGTCATAGTAGTGTCTGTTGCATACAAATACTGATTGACTTCTTGCATATTAGTCTTCCAGATCGCTCGACGATTATCATAATCAAGCCAACGATCTGCAATACGACAAGCAAGCTCGTCTTCTTCTAGAATAGCATCTAAATGTTCGACTTTACCGGTCAAGCGACACCGCCGAATCTAGTGTTATATTGGAGTGGTGCAATTTTTTCTTTGAACATTTTCATTAAATTAACGGGAGCCTTACCTGTGGCAAAATCAATGGCAGATGCAAGAGCATCTTTTACGTCATCATGAGCAGGATTGGCGTGAATTAACTCTTCCTCTAAGATTTGAGAATTACCTGTGGGACTGTGCCAAATCTGCCTATTAGCGTATTTAGGTTCAAGGACAGCTAAAATTCTTTCTTCCTTAGAGCCTTGTACACGAGAGGGTCGAAATTCTTCAATTGAGAGAGACAAACCCAAAGGTCTTATGTAGTCTTCTTGCAAAGATTTAACAATTACAACCTGGGCTACAGATACTTCAGCCCTCATCTTTCTAAATCCCCATTGTTCATGGGCTTGCAAGATGTGTTTGAAGTAAGTAGACGGGCTGCCATCTGTCCTGAAACGATCAATACCTAAAATATAATAGTTATTATAGGTATCTACTCCAATTACTACGACTGAGGAGTAGTCTGCTTTTCTTCCTGTTGAGTAGGCGAAGTCGACTGCTGCGAAGACGTTGAGCCTTCTTCCTTGGTACTCCCACTGTCCGTTTCTTCTGTTGAGGAATTGGGGATTGTAGTATTGGAATTTATCACGTTTGATGGGAGAGTTATCGACGTCGTGCGGATCGTTATAGTATTGGGCTCTGAAGTGTAATGGATTGAGGTATTGTCCTTTTTTGATTGCAAGTGCTGCTTGATCAAATCCAAACCATTTTCCATCATTTCTCTGCTGGCGAGGCCAAAGGAATTCACCAGTTCCGTCTCCCACTGACTCCACCTGTCGTTCCATGATTTCAAACATTTGTTGTGAAGTTTTGATATTTCCGAGTTCATCATATGAGTGTATCTCCATTCCAATTAAATCTGCATATAAGTCTTTGGGGTGATATCTTGTACCAACAACCCACTCTTTGGCATA